AACGATTTATACAGATCGTCAATAGTTGGGTCTGCCATTATTGTTTCCTTGATGGATATAGTTCAAGTATTTGTTGAACTATTGGTGGCGGTTTGATTGCAGTTGTGGTTGGAACTGGAGGCGATGGTTTTGTTGTAAATGTTGGTGGCAACTGCATAACTGGCTGACCAAACTGCATATTCTTTCTAGATGTCTCTTCTATTGCTTTATTTCTTAGCTGCTCAATTTGAGAAAAGAAAGCAGATGGACCGCCAAGTCCTTTGATGTATGTTGATAAAGCTGTTGGGCTTCCAAGTTGAGCTTGAATGCGCGGTAAGTCTTCTTTATTTAGAACACCAAGTTCAGCAGCAATCCTGATTTTGGTTAACAAATCCTCGTACACAACCTCTTGAGCTGCACCTTTTCCACCAACCCCACCAAGTTGCATTCCCTCAGTTCTCACCATTTCTTCCATTTTGTTTAGAGCCGCAACAAAATCAACGCCAGCATTAACTGCCTCTCTCGTTTTTGAAATCTCTTCTGGTCTTGGAGCAAATGGCGTTGACTTAACACCAGCCGCCAATGGGGCTGCAACAGCACCATCAGCAGGCGCGGCAACTGGAGGTGTTACCGCACTTCTAGCTGGCGCAGGCGCACTGACAGCACTTGGCTGAACAATAGTTGCTGGCGCTGTTGTTGCTGATGGCGTAGCAATTTTGCCTTTGTAGCTTGGCTTGGGAAATGATGGTGGAATAGGCGCAGGTTGTGTGTACACAATTCGCGTAGAGCCATCAGGCTGAACCTGTTCGGTTGGCACTGGCTTACTCAACTCACGATACGCCAAAGCATATTTAGCACTGCTTGGGTCTTCGGTCAGCAATATGTTGTAAGCAGCACCAGTTGTGCCGCCACCGAATGGTCCTTCAGCAGTTCCAACCAATGTGGCTTGTCTTGTATTTTTGTTCAACTGGTAAGAACCAACGCCAGGCAATCCATACTTGACGGCACTTGCACCACTCACAATCTCGTACTCATCACTAGGTGCTTGCACTGTACTGACCTGATTTGTTCTGTTATTGATCTGATACTTTCCGCGAGGATCAAGTCCACGGTCGGCAGCATCTTGACCAGTAATAGTTTCAAAACTCTCACGCTTCATGCTTTCTTCAAACACCTTTGGCAGCATAGCGTCAGGATTCATTGCCACCAACAATTTTTGTTGGGGCGATAAGGAAGCAAAAATATCTTGCTGTGCCTTTGGCTTGTTTGATACCGTAACTTCTGGCAATGATGGCAGCCCAACTCCTTCCGGCATCTGCTGACCAATCAATGCTGCGCGAGCATTAGTAGGTCCAATAGGCAAGCCGCCAATGAGTTGAGATTGGAGTGGGCTGATGATTTCATTAGCCCTTGGAAACGCTGTTTGAGGCTCTGCTGCAACGGCTGGCGATGCTTGATCCCCAATAAGACCTCGCGTCAACATTTGTTGCAATTGTTGTTTCCGCTTGTACTCATCCAACTTCTGCTTAGTCAGCATCTGCTCAATGGCATTCTTCTGTGCGCCTTGGTAGCCAGCAGTGCCAGCCTCATACGCGCTGCCGAGTGCTTCGCCAAGCCCAATAGGTCTTGTGGTGTAGCCACTGTTCTTCAGCAGCGACATGGCCGCACTCATCAGTGCCTGAGACTGCATCTGCTTTTGCTGCTCCCTTGACAGATACTCGTTCAATCCTGAGTCAGCACCGCCAAACAGTAAGCCGCCAAGGTTTGATGCAAACGATGATGGTGCGACATTTGATGTTGGCACTTGGAAGTCGGAGTAAGGCACTGCCGCTGGATTGGCAAGTTCTCTGATTCTTGCGGTTTCAGCAAACATCTGTTGCAATTCTTCATTAGTCATATGTCACCTCATCCAAGTAAGCCGCCGCTGCGCACACCGTACATCTTCAGCAGTTCTTCATAACTCTGATTGCTGCCCATGGGCAATTGCGGCATTTCCATTTGCGGCATTGGCGCTTGTTGCTCTGGTTTGCCCATAAGCCCACCCAAGGCTTGCATTGCGCCAAGTGCAGTTTGCATGCTTGGCTGACCACCATACAAATCCATGCCAGTACCCATTTGCGGCATACGCATACCGCCTGCGGCATTGCCACCGCCAAATAAGTTCGTTAAGTAGTTCATCCGAATAAACCTCCAAGTAAACCACCAGCCGCTGCACCCCATGGCCCAAACTTTGCGCCAGCCGCAGCACCACCTAATGCGCCAGTCAAAACATTGCGACTTGTGGACTGACTTGTAGTGCCAGTGCTTGTTGATCCAAGATTTGCTGGCTGTGCGCCCATTGCTGATTGCTGAAGAGCCAGACGCTGCAATGGCAGATTGCGCTCTGCATCAAGTTTCAATTGTGCGTACTGTTGGCGAGTCAATCCAAGATTCATGGCGTTTTGATAGCCACGCATATTCATCTCACGCGCCGCCGCCGCCAACTGTGCAGCTTGGCCAAAGCCAGCAGAACGCAACTGTCCAGCGGTGCGTGCGGCCTCTTGCAGTGCCGCTTCATTGGTCAGTGCAGACTGCACTCCATAGCGTGAACCGCCAAAGGCTTTTGCTTGTGTCGCTCTGTTTGCATCTTGCAAAGCCTGCATCTGGCGTGAACGCTCAATGTCTTGCAATGACTGCTGAACGACTTGCTCTTCGTATGGGTTTTGAAACGCCGCAATATCTTCAGCGCCAAAGGGCTTCATGCTGGCTTCAAACAAAGCCGTTTCACCAGCCTCGTATCGTGGATCAAAGCCAGCGAATTGCTGAACACCAAGATTGCCAGCCGTAGAACGCGCTAAATCTAAATTAGATAAATAAGCTGCACGCGCTGCTGGATCAATACTTGTCGTTTGCCCTTGCGTTGATGTTTGTGGTTTTCCACCCTTAGACATAAGTCACCCCTATAAGTCTTTGCACATTACGAACCACTTTGGCTCGTATCCCCTGTCTCTTAAAAATGTCCTCTCCCAACCCTTACGGCCAGCGAGAGACACTCGGCTGCAACCTTCACTCTTCCCCCACGATTCGATGATAGGTTGCATCAATCGGAGTTCATCTAGGTCGCCGCCAGCAAGGAAGAAGTGCAAATCCTTTAACTGCGGGTAGACAATGATCTCTGTCACTATTACTGAATCAAGACCTGGCCAGAGCTGGAAATGCCCTTTTCCAATGCCTTCAGCAATATCCTCAACACTGTGACTGCCTCCAGAGTATTCTAGTGCCGCAGCCACATGATGGCGCAGTCTCTCAAACTCTTCCCAATCAATCAACGCTTACCTGACGCAACAGCGTCAACTCGGGTCACGCCAACGCGCCAATCTTCCAGCACAGCGCCTGTGTAGCGAATCTTGACCTGACGGCCAGAGAACCGCGCATCTGTGGGCTGTGACGCTGAATACGGCCCGTGTGTCGTTTCCACTGATGTCGGATACATCCGAGACTTGAAGCTGATCTGCACCTCGCCAAGCGCCATCTCGTCTGGTATCACTTGACGCACCGACATGATGTTCTCTCCCACACCAATCTCGTACGGTCCAGACTCGGCATAGACAGAGCCACCGTCATAGCCAAAGCCAACCTCATGCTCGTAGATGTAGCCTGATGCGTCAACCATGATGGGGTAGAGGTAAACGCCTCGATCTACGCCAGCAGTGCGCCCCATCGTGCCAATATTCCAATGGCCTTCGCGGTAGTTGTAGATGACATAAGAGTCAACTTCATTGCTTGAGTTTGATGGGTAGAACCACCAGACCTCACCGTACTTGCTGTTATGCACAGCGTATACCTTGGACGCTTGGTTGTAGTTCATGTTGCTGAACACATAGTCAGAGACATCGCAAGGCAATGGCTTGACATAACCGTCAAATATCCAGAATCCTGATCTGCTCATCCACATGGCGGCAGAGTCGATGGCCGCCACAGACTGACTCGATATCACGCCACAGCCTGAACCAGCACGCTCAAACTGATACACATAGGGCAGACCGACATAAGTCGCAGTGTGGACATCAACATCAGTAAACAGCAGATTGATGCCTCTGACGCGCTTTCCGCACTTCAGTGAGCCAACCGTGTTCAGTTCAAAGTCACCGGCCTGATTGGTGGCAGAGGCCGTCCAAACAGTGTTGTCCTCTTGGTCTGACCACTTCACCAGACGCGGATTGCTGGACGCACCCAAAGCAAACAGGAATCGCTCGGCAGTAGACAGCAAGGCAGCGCAACCAGTTGGCGCGTTGGTGATGGCCACCGCCAAGGTTGGCGTTGTGAATCCCAATTGCCACTCGTAGAGCTTGCCATCAGTATCGGAACAAGCCACCAGATACTCGCCCCAAGTGTCCAGACTCCATGTGGTGGCAGGCGCTACTGCGCCAGCGTCAGGACGCGCCACGCCATAAGCAAATGAGCCATAGGTGTTATACCCATAGCCTGTGCCACTGACGGCATCAGCGCGTCCAGAGGCAATACCTGTTGGCGTGATCTCTTTGATCACATTGTTTTCGTCCATGGCGTAGAGCTTGGACTGCGTACCGGCAGCAATGTACCGCGCACCGGAGTTTGTCTTCCAAGTCAATATGCCACGGCACTTGCCTGTCAGTGCGGTGTTTGACTTCTTGCGCCAGCCGCCAATAGGTCTAAGCGTGTTTTCGTACCAACGCACAAGATTTGCGTCATACCAGCGTCCGGCAGACTGATACTCAGTACCGTTGCGATACACGCCAGCAGGGATTTTGAGAGGAATGAGTGCCATGGCTGAATTATGCGGTTTCTGTTGACAAATTGGACACAAATGTGACAGTGGCAATGGCTGACGGTACGGCTGGTCTGGTTGGGGTACTGCTGGCGGCAAAGTGCTCAAGACTGACACCAACATCTGTTGGCCGCCACATGATTTCTACATAGTCATTTGCCACCAAACTGACAAAGAAGTTGAGAGAGGCAATTAGG